AAAGTATCCGTTAGTTTTGGAATAACCATATCTAAGATAGTTATCATTATTAGGTCGAACGGCAAGTCGAGTTGTTTTTATACTAGTGCCATAAAAATCAGAAAAATCAATTTCTACATTAGGGCCCAAAGTAAAACTCGGTTGATTTACAGGATCAGCAGCCATGTAGTCATCTATTTCTACAGGCGGATAAGCATATCCACCAAATTCGTTTGAAATGTCATACAAGGACATTGCGCCTGATGCTTGTAGTGCCATATATAAATTCTCCTATTCTCTTATAATATATTTATAAGGCTTTATTCCTTATTTGAATTACCTATATTATATTTTGGGCATAATTCCCATTGTGTCTTTTCTTTAAATGGAATAACTTTAATCTGTCTTAAAGGTGCACACGGAGTTGAGACTTTAGTATTAATAATACTTACTAATCCCCAATCTGCTAGTAATGTAGCAATTGTGTTTCTACGTTCTAAGTCGTTTTCGATTAAATTACTTGGTTTACCATCTAACAGAAATAGCTCTTTAAAATGCACAATGAAATACCTGCCTTGTTTATGCAGAATATGACATGATTGGAATAGCTTTTGATCTTTCCTAGAGGCAACACCAATTCGCGTTAATGTTTCTCTAATTTTTAAAAAATCATCTGGTTCGTTGAGTGAGACTTCAAGCATTTCTGCTGGAGTCCAATTTTTGACTTCTTTATTTTCGTTTTCCACCTTTATAAATCCTATTTTTCAATTCGTTAATTTTTTCATCATTTAATAATTTTAATACGGACTTAGCCTTTTCATTACTATATCCATAATATTCTTTGATGAGATCCAAATCAGAAACTTCCGATGGCTTCATCCATTTGGACCATCTTTTCTGTTTCCTGATTATATTTATAAAAAAATCATACTGAAGGCGGCTGTCTATAGTATGATGTATATTCATCTCATTAGCAAATAGTACCGTATCATTGTGATAGGATAATGAACGATTTATAATAAAAGCATTGTAATTCTTTTCGGCAATATCATCAACCATGATGCCTTTCTTGCCGTATGTTATATCGTTTACATAATCAAATGGGGACATGGGTTACCTCAATATCACATTTATGCAGGAAATCAACTCCTGCTGTTGAACGCATATGGTCGTTTGCATAATAAACTTTACTTATACCCGATTGATATATCAGTTTAGCACAATCAATGCAAGGAGCATAGGTTGTATAAATGTCAGCACCTTCACATGATTCTGCTGATCGAGCCACTTTAGCAATAGCATTTGTTTCTGCATGCAAGACTTCTGGTTTAGTAACATTATCAACTTCGCATGTGTTATCCCAGCCCGCTGGCATTCCATTATATCCAACAGATATAATTCTGTTATCTTTTACGATAGCAGCGCCGACTTGAGCACGTTGTGCGTGGGATAACTTGCCAAAAATATTAGCAGTTTCCATGAATGCACGTTTCCACTTATTTACCATTGATGTATCACTCCTGCTATAATAAAGAAACAAGTTAGAAAATTTACTAGGACAATTACACTTCGCATTAAAGCAATTACATCTGCTTCACGGTCAGTAGTACCAGACTTTTCGCCTAGTGATTTGGCCCACAATTTCCAATACTTATTTCTTTTCATTTTCTAGTTCTTTTATCTTATCTTGCAACTCTACAATTCTGGCATATGCCCTATAGAGTTGTTCATTTAAATCAGCAATTGTCTTTTCTACTGCGTCTGTATGTTTATGCATTAATTAAACTCCACTGCTGCCATGATTTCTGTACAACATGCAACCATATTTAATTCGTGGTCAGCAACAAAACTATTCTTGTACTGATAATCAGCAAGAATAAGCACTAGCTGTGGAATAGATTGTGGTTTAACATAGTCGGACATATTATCATAAATTTTACGAAACAGTGCAGCAGGTTCTTGATCAATGTTATCCGTTACCCATTGTCGCATCTTTTTAAAGTTCTTGTCCTTCATAGCAGACATTAGGTTACCCATAGAGACTTCTGATAATGATACAAGAATGCCCGTGTCAATTTTACCCGATACAGAGTATCGTTGCAATTCATTTAAAACACGGCGCCAATCTGGCATATGCTTCATGATTAATTCAGCAATTACTGGTTCATCATACTCTATATTTTCATTAGATAAAATATTACTCACACGCTTCATGAATGAACCACATAGGTCTGGCATGTCTTTCTTAGCAATATTAAATTCAACTACTGAGCAACGAGAATGTAGTGGTTCAATGACTCTGTTTTTAAAGTTACAGGTCATTATGAATCTACAATTGTTACTGAACTCTTCAATGAATCCACGTAAAGCAGGTTGGGTTGATTGTGGGTTTAGATAATCTGCCTCATCGAGTATTACAACTTTATAACCACCTTGCAAGGATACTGTTGATGCGAAATGTTTAATTTTATTACGCAGTGTATCAATGTTACCCTCTTCGGATCCGTTAATCAGTAGATAATCAAGTCCTAGCTGGTTACATAACGCCTTAGCAACAGTTGTTTTACCAACGCCAGCTGTTCCAGTAAACAATAAATTAGGTATTTCTCCTGTATTTACAATTGTTTGAAATGTAGACTTTAATGGCTTTGGTAAAATAGTATCTGCAACTGTTTGGGGCCGATATTTCTCAACCCATAAAAATTCTTCCATTATGCTACCTCCCAGCCTGTAACAGTTTCAACTCGGAAAGAACGCCAAGCAGTCTTATCAAGGCACCATACGGCAACGTGATCAGATTCAGGGCTGATTTTTCCTACAGTAGCAACAATACCTGCTTCTTTTAATATTTCGGGTTTGAGTGTGGACTCCATTCGGCGGACTTCGCCTGAGTCAATTTTGGTAAAGGTAACATATACGATACCTTCTTGTAGTGCCGTAATAAGGCTTTGTAATTCACTTTTTTGCATAATAATTCCTGTAATAATAAATGTGACTAGGGGGCCTTTTCATACTGGCCTATTTGTGGGGATTCTGGTCGGCGAAACCTTGACCCCCTAGTCGTCCCCAACTCTAGCCTTCTTCTTGAACGGAAGGCTCTTCTGCAACTGGGACTGTACCTTCAGGCTGTTGGCCATCTTTAGGTGCAGCTGCGTTTAAGAAAGCTACAATTCTGTTTCTCAAACCTCCAATTGCTTCGAGTTCTTGGCCTTCAAAACCACCTCTACGCGATACAATATCAATGACTTGTACCATAGTAGCGATATCTTGTAGACCAAGTTGTACAGGCTCACCCACTGGGGCGTCCTGCGTTGTGTTTACATCTTCTGACATAATATTCTCCATTAGCTAATTAATATATTATTTATACACCAAACGTTGAACTTTTTTCCAAAGCAATAAAGTAACTTACCGGTTTAGTTTTGTTCACCCACTTTGAAATGAGTTTTGATGAAATTTGTACTTCATAGTCGCCATCAATGATTTTCAGATTTGAAATGTTCATGATGAAACTAAAAGTTTGCCCAGTCGTATTTTCTCCGAGAGCTAGGTCAAATGTATTTGCACTAGCATCTTTAGGATCGAACACTTTAATAGAAATCCCTTCGTCGTTTCCAACGAAAGCAAGATCCAAGTGACCAAGCACTGACGCTGCCTTTTTAGCCTTCAGAAGTTTTTCTTCGGTTAGTTCAACAGTAACCTCGGCGTTTGGCATTGTGATGTCCCTTTCAGGAGCAGTTAAGATACTAGGTTCAGCAAGGTAATAATTTACCCCTGTTCCAGTACCACTTACTTTCACAGATTTCTCTGTAAAATTTAGAGTAGGATTATCAATCAGATTGAGTACATTTAAGAACTCATTAAGGTCATAAATACCTAGGTCTGATGGAAAGTCCTCGACAACCGAAGCTGTTGCAAGAATATTCTTGGCCTCGGAAATAGTTTTAATTTGTTGCCCTGGTTTCAAAACAATGTTCGGGTTAATCGAGGCAAAGTTTTGTAGTAGGGCAAGTGTTTCTTCACTTAGTTGCATAATGCGTTTCTCCATTTTTTTAATATGTATATTATATCATAAAAAGCAGTGTTTGTAAACCACTTTTTGTAATCATTCACCATTAGTTCTATCATGCTCATAGAGCGCAAGTAGTCCATAATGTAAAACCTTCATCAGGTCTTTGCGCCACTCTGCTGGAGTATCGCCCTTCTTCCCATAACGAGCATTATACTTATCAACGTTGCCGAGAAAGAATCCCAGCCCGTGACCTCTATCAATAATGACCTCACTTGATTGGAGTCCACCTTGACCATAATGTGCATTATAGGTTGAATCTATGTACGAGTGGAGCTCTTTAATCAGAGCTCCCTCATTAAATTTGTAATCAGGATTAGAAGTTTGCTTCATTGTTTTCCTCAGTTGTTGTTTCATTAGTAATTACACCATCATCTACCTTAGTGTAAAGATCAAGGAAAGCCGCCTTAGTATCATCATCAAATCTTGCGATACATAGGTCAATAGACTTCATCTTGTCTCCAAAGATAGAATAAGTCTGGACAATGTGGCACAACCTTCTGGTTGAAATAACTTCATCTACGCCATCATCATAAAAAGTTTTTCTAATAATATCGGCCCAGGTAACAAGTTTATCTGCAAATTCCTCGTCTGTTTTACCAAACTTGTCCATATGTTTCCCTACAATTTTCTTTTCAATAGAAACCGATGGGAATTTTTGGTCGATTGCCACTGTGAATCTTTCAAGGAAAGCATCATCAATGATTGTCGCTGCAGTAAATCTGCCGTCTTCTGAACCCTTACCTTTGGTATTGGCTGTGGCTATAACATTGAATCCAGTCGCTGGAGAAATTGTTTCACCTGTCTTTTTAACCACAACAGGCTTACCTTCAAGTATACCCTGCAAACACATAATTTTATTTGTAGCTCTATCAATTTCATCGAGCAATAAGATTGCGCCGTTCTCCATTGCCTTAAGCACTGGTCCTTTAGAGAATACAGTTTCTCCATTAATAAGTCTGAATCCACCAAGTAAATCGTCCTCGTCTGTTTCTGGGTTAATCTGAACTCTAATAAACTCTCTATTGAGCTTAGCTGCAGCTTGTTCTACCATGAAGGTTTTACCGTTTCCAGATAGACCTGAAATGTATGTAGGGTAAAACATTTCTGATTTAATAATTTTCAGCAAATCAGAATATGAACCCCATGGTACAAAGGTTGAATCAACTTTTGCCATAGACCTTTCTTGGTTTACAATAGACTGCATTGACAGAGCCGTATTAGCCTGTGTGGTTGATGATTCAGTGATGGAATCCCTAAGTGGGATAATCATTGCACTGAGATCGTATGTACCGATCTTGACCCTATTCTCTGCGTCGCAAAGAGGATACCAATCGGATCCTTTATAGCCAAGAGATTCGGCCGCGGAAACAATCAGGTTCTTCCTGAACTCTGTTTGATCCGGATATTGTTCTACCAATTTCTTGACGATGTTTTGTGTTGAAATTTTCACGTTATTCATAATATAATTCACTCCTTAATTAATTTATATGTATATTATATCACACTGAGCTTATTTGTAAACACGCTTATGTAAAATAATTGCACTTTTTGTACGCTTTTCTTATATTTTGTTGTTATAAACCACATATCCTTTATAACCATATTAATTAAGCTACCGCCTTACCAAATTTGGTCATTAAGACTTTGTTTAATTTCTTGCCTTTGGCGTGTTTTCTAAAGGCAGTACCTATCTGATTATTTGATGCATCAGTATCAACCTCAAAGTCTTCTGATTGAGCAGACAGACCCTTTCCAGCTTTAACCATGTAGTAATCATCATATCCGTAGATGTTTTCTATATGGACACACTTATTATTTCTGTATTCTTTTGCCCAGTCCTTCGAAGCTTCATCCCAGTATTTGTTGGTAGAGTATGCAATGTCTCTCAGTCTCCACTTCCAATCTGAACCTTCAGCCATAAAGAATCCGATATTGTTTGTATCGTGCAATTTAGAAATATGAGATAAGATTGCATCAGTAACTGTTTTAGAGTTTGAGCTCTCTGTTGTTACCCACTTACCACCAACATTAATTTTTAGGCCGCTGTTATAAGGCGTGTGAATGTCAGCTCTTGGGTCCTGATGGATCGAGATTCTGTTCGCGTCACCATCTGTAAAAGTAACAAAATTCATTTTCTGAACTTGATGTTTTATTTTAAATTTCTTAATTAGATCTTCTGCAATAATAAGAGCTTGATTAAGAGGAGTGGAA